GGGCCAGGGCTCACCCCCTGGCCCATTTCGTTACGGGGAATTCAGCCCCAGGCTACACCCCTGACCGTAAGTCGGTTTTTTCAATTTTGGAATTGGCACCCGTGACCATCCACATCCACCTCGATTTCGAGACTCGCTCCGAGTGCGATCTGCAGGAGGCTGGCGCGTATGTCTACGCCCGCCACCCCAGCACCAAGGTGCTGTGCGCCGCCTACTCGTACAACGGACCCGCTGTCGCGCCCAAGTATTGGGCGGCCGCTGCAGGCAAGAGGATGCCCGCCGACCTCAAGAAAATCCTGGCCTACGAACACATCGTGATCCACGCCTGGAACGCGCAATTCGAGCGGCTGATCCTCAAGCACGTCCTGGGCTACGACATCCCCCTGGAGCGGTTCCACTGCACGGCCGCCCTCGCCCGTGCGCGTGGCCTGCCGGGCAAGCTGGAGACGGCGCTGGACTTCCTTGGCATGGCCCCCGACCTCGCAGTGAAGAGGCGCGGCAACGCCATCATGCTGAAGTGGTGCAAGCCGCTGCCCCAGGGCGGCTGGGCCGACGACCCGAGCGAGTACGTCGACCTGATCGACTACTGCATGGGCGACGTGAGGAGCGAGCTTGCGGTCGACCAGCGGCTGGTGCCGCTGACCGAGGTCGAGCGCGCCGAGTACAACCTGACCGAGATCATCAACGACCGGGGGCTGCCCATCGACGTCGAGCTTGCCCTGGCAGCCCAGGGCTACGGTGACGAGGAGAAGCGCGAGCTATCCGCCCTGCTGGGCTGGATGACCGGCGGCCGCATCACCACGGTGAACCAGCACGCCCGCATCAAGGCGTGGCTGGAGGAGAAGCTCGGTCCCGACGTCTTCCGCCGGTACTTCGTCAAGGGTGACAAGGTGTCGACCGACAAGAACGCCCGCGCCGACTACCTCAACAGCGAGGATGCCAAGGAAGCAGAGCCGGAGGTGATCGAGTTGATCGAGGTGGTCGACGACGCAGGCAAGGCCAGCGTCTCGAAGTACAGCAAGATGGCCGCCAGGGCGGTCGACAACGGCCGCGCCGAGGGCTCGTACCTGTGCTGGGGCGCTGCCCAGACGAAGCGGTACAGCAGCCGGGGCGTGCAGGTCCACAACCTCCTCAGGAAGGGGCCGCCCGACCTCCAGGCGGCGATCCAGTCGGTCCTGAGGCATCAGGTGCCCGGCAAGGTCATGCACGTCCTGGCGAGCCTGCTGCGCCCCACCATCAAGGCGTCCGAGGGCAAGGTGCTGGTCTGGGGCGACTGGTCGGCGGTCGAGGCTCGGGGCATGCCCTGGCTGGCCGACTGCCGGTGGAAGCTCGACCTGTACCGCAAGGGGGTCGACGTGTACCGTGTAAATGCCCAGAACATCTTCGGCGTGGCACCCGCCGACGCGACCGACCACCAGCGGCAGATCGGCAAGGTGTCCGAGTTGTCGCTGCAGTTCGGCGGTGCCAAGGGAGCCCTGAAGGCGATGGCTCGCGGCTACAGCATCGGCCTGCGCGACGAGGAAGCCGAGGGTATCGTCGAGGCGTGGAGGGAGGCCAACGCATGGGCTGCAGCCTATAGCTACGGGCTGTACAAGGCGTTCGTCGCCGCCTGCCTGGGCACCGACACCACCGTCGGCCGCATCACCTACCGGCAGATCATCCCGATGCTGGAGGGCACCGTCAGCATCGCCTGCGACCTCCCCGGCGGCACGACCCTGTACTACCACGGCGTCAAGGGGCACGTCGCCCTGGCGAGCCCGACGATGCCGGGCCGGTTCGCCCTGGTCAGCATCGGCGATGGAGATGCAGGCTACGACGGCGAGCAGATCAACACCTGGGAGACGGAGATCGTCTTCACCAAGACGCTGCCCGCAGGCTTCCGCATCGAGCGCATCTGGCACGGCCTGTTTGCCGAGAACACCACGCAAGCCCTGTGCGCCGCCCTGCTGCGCGACTGCGTCGACCGTGTAAATGCTGCGCTGGTGGGGTGGCGCGGCCACATCGACGTGATCGGCCACACTCACGACGAGATCATCTTGGAGTGCGACGAAGAGCGTGCTGATGTGGCAGCAGGGCTGCTGTCGAAGGAGATGAAAAGGGTGCCAAAATGGTTGCCCGGTTTCCCTCTCGACTGCTCGGTGACGACGGCTGACAGGTACGGCAAGTAGACAAAGAAAAAGCCCCAGGGCGCAAACCCTGGGGCTCTTTCCCCCATCAACCACCACAGTCTAAGGGAGCCTCCGCATGAAGCAGCCGAATGCTAGCACAGGGCAAACCGAGCAACAACAGTTCCTGACGTTGATGAAGGAGGGGCTGCCCCAGGGCTCCTACTTCCAAGTAGCCCAGAGGATCACCCTCGCCAACGGCCGCGAGGTCTACCCCGCAGAGCCCTGGCGCGAGCAGCACCTCGAAGGTCCCTGGTACTTCTCGACCGGCGCGAGCAGCGACCGCAAGCACCGCCGGGCCAAGGACTTCGTAGCCGTCCGCGCCATCATCCTCGACGACATCGGCACCAAGATCGACCCCGACCGCATCACGGTCGAGCCGACGTGGCGGCTGGAGACGAGCAAGGGCAACTACCAGTGGGGCTACCTGCTGAAGACCTGGGATGCAGACATCGAGAAGGCCGACGGGCTGATGAAGGCGCTGGTCGCCGCCGGTCATCAGGACAAGGGAGTCAACACCGCCTGCCGCCTGTTCCGCATACCCGGCAGCCTGAACACCAAGAAGGACCGCGACAATTTCGTCGCCGACCTGATCACCATCGACGGCAAGCGGACCTTCACGCTGAACAGCATCGCCAAGGCGTTCAACCTCAAGTTCGCGCCCGTCGAGAAGAAGGAGGGGGACGCCGCCCCGGTCACCCTGGAAGACCCGATCTTCAAGTGGCTGCAGGAGCGCGGCATGGTCCGGCATGAGTTGACCGAGGGCTGGTGGGAGATCGACTGCCCCTGGGCCGAGGAGCATTCCTCGACCGACCGCACCGAGGCGAAGTACCGCCCGTCGTCCAACCCTGGCGCGATGTGCCACCACGGGCACGGCGAGGACGGCACCGCCTTCCGCAACCGGTTCTTCGCCTGGGTCGAGGAGCAGGGCGGACCCAAGCTCGGGGGCATGCGGCCCGAGGTGACCGAGATGTTCGCCGCGATCCGCACCGAGCCCTTCGAGCCGCCTGCACGGCCGGGGCAGCCGGTCGCTCTGGAGCCCGGAGCCACCTACGACGCCATCTCCCTGGCCGAGGGGCTCGGCGAGCTTCCGCTCAAGGCGCTGCACAAGGTCAGGAAGACCGCCGACGGCAAGAACGCCGCCAAGCAGGACACCAGCAACGCCAACGTCCTGTCATGCCTGCGCTACCTGGGCGTGCTGCCCAGGCTGAACCTGATGAACGGAGTGACGAGGTACTCCCTGCCCGACCGCATCAACCCCGAGGGCTTCAACGACATGCTGCCCCACATCGCCGACCGGATGATCCACGGGGCGCTGCGCGATGCCATCAACAGCCTGGGGCTCGCCAAGAAGGAGATCGACGACAACATGACCCGCATCGCCGAGTCGAGCCCCTGCCACCCCGTCAGGGAGTGGATCGAGTCGAAGCCCTGGGACGGCAAGGACCGGCTGCAGCACCTCCTGGGCTCGGTCGACACCCCAACCCCCGGCCTGTTCGCAACGTATTTTCGTCGCTGGGCATTACAAGCTGTCGAGGCTGCCTGCGGCTGGGGGGCCAAGCGCATGAGCCAGGAGAAGCCGCTCTGCTTCGTCCTGGCGGGGCCGCAGGGGCGGCGCAAGAGCCGCTGGCTGGAGTCGGTGGCGACACCCGCCTACTTCAGCGGCGGCAAGCACCTGTCCCTGGACGCCAGCGCCTCGTCCGCACGCGACAGCATCCACGAGGCGCTGCAGCGTTGGATCGTCGAGCTTGGCGAGCTTGACACCACGTTCAGCAAGAGCGCCAACGGCAGCCTGAAGGCGTTCCTGTCCAAGCACACCGACGAGTACCGGCTGCCCTACGCTGAAGCCTGGGGAAGGCTACCGCGCTGCACCTCCTTCTGCGCCAGCGTCAACGACGACAAATTCCTGAAGGACGACACCGGCAGCCGCCGCTACCTCGTGGTCTGGGTCGAGCAGTGCGACGAATTCCACGC